AAGAATGCTCTTCTGTCATTAGCAGTAAAGAATCCTTTTCCAGTGTTAGTAGCTACTCCATATATAAAGTGTGCCATAGTGTTTCCTCCTTTTTAATTTTGTATATCATAATTTTTAACTTTGAGTAAGTGTTTTAACATTTATAGTCGATGCTTCACCTGTAAATTCTTCTGTGTTAGCTGCTTCACCTGTAACATAACCACCAAATGCTATGCCACTAGTATCTGTCCCACAACCAGCTAAACCTCTTCTAGCTTGAGCTAAACTTGGTCTCGTTGACCAAGTAGTTCCATCATACGCTTCTGAAATTATTGTATTTGCGGTTCCTACATATCCTGCCGCAGCTAATGTAGCGGTTTGTGTTGCTCCCATACCTGCATGACCATCATTAGCATTAATCATCGATCCACCACTAGTCCAATTAGTTCCATCGTATTCTTCTGTTGCTGCTGTTAACGCGGGAGCAGGAGTATTTCCTCCAGATGCTAAACCTGAAGTTATAATTCCAGATCCTGCCACCTGAGATCTTGCCGTACTCATAGCATTTACAGTTGTCCAAGAAGTTCCCCCGTATTCTTCAGTTTGAGTAGTAGCAGCAGCTGGACTTCCCTGAGTACCACCAAAAGATACTGCGGCTGCTGTAGTTCCAAAACCACCTTGTCTCCAAACCGCTGTATTTAAATTATTTCCTTCTGACCAAGATGTGCCATTATATGTTTCTGAATTGTTATAAAAACTTCCACCATTTTCTCCGCCAAATGCTAAAGCAGCTGTTTGAATTCCTGCATTTCCCATCTCTTGTCTAGCTTGACCTAAATTATTTCCTTCAGTCCATGATGCACCGTTATATTCTTCAGAATTGTCTACAAGTGTTGTTCCATTATGACCACCAAACGCCAGAGCTGCTGTTTGTGTACCGGCTCCACCTAAACCATATCTAGCGGTATTTAAAGCTCCACCAGCTGCCCATGCCCCTGCTGTAATTATGTTTGCTGAATTATTATATTCTTCTGTAATACTAATAACTGGTCCTGATGAAGTTCCTCCAGCCATATAAGTTGCCGTTGATGTACCAGCTCCGGAAGCTGATTGAGACATTTTATTTGCTAAACTTGGAATTGCCCCCCAACTAGTTCCATCATATTCAAAAGCAGTAGTTAATCTATCTGTTAAATAACCTCCAGCGGCTATTGCACTTGAAGTACCTGTATCGTTTCCAAAACCTGTGTTTTGTTTTCCAGCGGGCATAGCATTAACACTTGTCCAATTAGTACCATCATATTCTTCTGTAAGTGCACTAACACCTGGTGGCCCTGCACTTCCTGCAAAAAATAATCCAGCAGTTAGGGCTCCTGATCCACCTCCATACGATCTGGCAGTGCCCATCGATCCACCACTAGTCCAATTAGTACCATCATATTCATAACATGTAGAAACAAGAGTTGGTTGTTCTCCTCCTCCAATAACTGCTGCTGTTTGAGTTCCTGCTCTCATCATTCCTTTTGTAGCTGTAGGCATAGATGTTACCGCTGTCCAACTAGAACCATCATATTCACCTGCTACAGCAGATACAGGATCTCCTCCTCCAACTCCAAGACCAGCTGTTGCTGTTCCTGCAGAAGTCATGTAATATTTAGAAACAGGGAAAGTTCCTCCGGTTGCCCAACCAATTCCATTATATTCTTCAGTAGCATTAAAATAACCTGGGTCATAACCACCCACTGTTACACCTGCTGTTTGTAAACCAAAACCATTACTTATAGCTCTTCGAGCATTACTCATAGGTGCAGCACTTGACCAAGCTGCTGTATTAACAATACTTTTAAAAGTATTACTTGATGTATTATACCAGATCTGTCCTGCATCTACTTCTAGTGCTGGATCAGTGTCCAGTGATTTAATTGCTTTACCGTGTATTTCTCTATAAGTTGCCATAATTAACTCGTTGTAAATGTTTCTATATTTACAGCTGTTGTTTCAGCTGTTAATTCTTGTGTCGCGTTCGTATTCGATGGAGCACTTCCTCCTGCAATTACTGCACCTGAAGTGCTTCCGTTTCCTCCCTGATTATATACTCCTGAAGCCAGAGAAGGCGCAGTATACCATGCACTTCCATTCCAACTTTCTACACTTGTTGAAGCAGGAGTACCCGGAGCCCCCAAACCACCAGCAAGAAAAGCCCCTCCACCAGAATTAGCTCCTGTTGAAGGACCATTAGGTCCTATTCTTTTCTCAGTTAGCATGCTTGCTGTATTGGTCCATGCTGTTCCATTATAGGATTGACTGACGTCTGAAGTATATGGCGGAGACGGATTTTTAGATCCACCAAAATATAAAGCTGCGGTAGCACTATCTCCAGCACTTGTTCCAGCTCTACCATTAGGTAAATCTCCACCTTCTGACCATGAAGTTCCGTCATACTCTTCACAAGAGGTTGAATAACTAGGGTGTTCTCCTCCTCCAAAAATTACGCCGCTCGTTTCACTTGCACCGGAGCCTCCTCCATTTCTTCTAGTGTCAGCAATTGTATTCGGAGCTGTAGTCCATGAACTACCTCCCCATTCTTCAACAACATTTGAAGTTGGCGAAGGTCCTGTTTCTCCTCCTGCTGCTACTGCTGAAGTTTGAGTTCCAAAATTCATACTTATTTGAGAAGGTGTAGTTTTTGAGCTTGCTGCAGTCCACGAACTTCCATCATATGTAGCTGTAGTGGCAATTTCACTTCCAGGAGGACCTTCTCCCCCAAAAAATAAACCAGCTGTTGAACTTCCTACTCCAGATACGGCTGTAGCAGTAGTAGGATAATTAGAACCACTAGCCCATGCTGCGGCTGTAATTACGTTTGTTGAAACACTGTATTCTTCTGTTCCTGCAGGTGCTTGATTTCCAGGACCAGCAACAGCTGTTCCTATTGTTTTTCCCATAGGACAGAATGTATTTCTTGCAGTTCCTAAACTAGGGGTACTTGTCCAGCTAGAACCATCCCACTGTAAAGTCGTGGTTACAGCTGCTGGGCCAGGAGAATTTCCTCCAATTATCATAGATAATGTTTGAATTCCTGCACCACCTGAATAACCTCTGGTAGCCGGTAAAACTGTTAAAGATGTCCATGCACTTCCATTATACTCTTGATTAAAATCTCTATATCCACCAGGATAAGTTAATCCTCCCATACTTATAGCTGCTGTTTGTGTTCCAACTATTGTAGGAGCATATGCTCCACTAGCCATGGCGCCTCCTGATGTCCATGAGCCACTTCCTCTTTCCCAAGTAGTAGTTTCACCATTATTTCCACCGCAATATAATGCATCTGCTGATGGTCCACATGCTCCAGCTTCAATATATCCCGGAGAACCTCCAGGAACAGCCGTTGCCGAAGTCCAGCTTGAACCATCATAATCAAGAGCAGTACCCGTTCTACTTGGATAACCTCCCCCTAATTGAACATATGCCTCTGAATTTGCACCTGTTCCATTAGTATACCCAAGAGGAGATGGAACATTTGTTTCACTTGTCCAACCTGTTCCATTATAAGATTCAGCTAATACTGCATTAGATGGATTACCTCCATTTTCGCCGGTAGTTATTGCACTAGTGTTTGATCCTCCACCAGCCATAGTAGATCTTGGAGTAGCCATTGATGCACTGCTTATCCATGCTTCACTAATAGCAATTCCTCTTAAAGTTCCAGTAGTTGAATTGTACCACATTTCTCCATCAACACCGTCTGAAGGATCTGATGATACTTTTTTAATTTTCTTTCCTATAATTTCTCTATAAGTTGACACTACAACTCCCTATTAATTATTCTTCAATAACCAACCTTGAGTTCCATCTGTGTAGACTAATGTATTTGCAGCTCTTTCTGTAGCAACAGTTAAATCTGCTGCTGATCCATTAATTTTTTCACTATTTCTTCCAATAGTTAAATTATCAGAGTCGAAAGTACCTGCATAATCTACAAACGAGACTTCATCTCCAATGGATGGTGATGATGGTAGAGTTAAAGTAAACGCGCCGCCAGTTGTATTACAAAAATATCCTTGACCTGCTACTGCAGTAAAACCTGTAGTTTTAACTGCTTGCCATGAAGTTCCACCTGAAACTTCACCCCAAGATAAAACTCCACCTGTTGTTGATTTTAAAACGTAGTCGTTTCCTCCGGCTACGCCTGCTGGCCACGTAATAGTATAATCCGTGGTTCCGTTAGATGCTTTCATACCCACATATTCTGCTCCTGAGTCATCCTGTAATCTTAGTTCTTTCGAAGTTCCAATGTTTAGACCTGTTGATGCATTCCAAACTAAATTTGCGTCTCCACCAAAAGCTCCTGAATTATTATATTGAATCTGTGTATCTGAACCGGCTGGATCGGTTGCTAAAGTAACTTCTATTAAATCTGATCCACTCATGTAGACCATTTTTTTACCTTTATCAGTAGTAGCAAAAGTAGTTCCTGATCCAGAATCAGAAGCTCCTTTTAATTGAACTGTATAACCTCCACTTGTACCATTCGATACAACTTTTAATCCTTCTGTTCCATCAGGAAATGTAACTATTCTGTTTCCTGTAATAGTTCCTGTTAATTTTATAACTTGATTTCTAGCAGCATTAGTTAAACTATCAGTCGTAGATGAAGAATCACCATCTGTGATTAAAAGAGCACTCGTTCCTGCACCACCAGCAATTGATTGTGAATGATAGCCTGATGCGGCTTGTTGAATAATGTTTAAATTTGTATTAGTTTTAGTTCCCCATGTACCAGCATTTTCGCCAGTAGCCATAAGTTCTATCCCTAAATAATTATATGTTGATGCCATATTTTTCTCCTAAGCTACATCACTATAGCTTATATTTGATCCTGTTGCAACATTCGAATATGAAGTATTCGAACCCGTTGAAATATTACTATAAGACGTATTTGATCCAGTGTCAATATTTTCATAATTTATAATAAAAGGAGCAGTTAAAGTAAAGGTTGCTGAAAGCCCATCAAAACTTACCACCTGATCCGGTAAATCTACACTTCCAATAGTAAAACTTGAAGATACTCCATCAAAACTAACTATTTGATCAGGAATATCGGCTATTGAACCAAGGCTCATGGTACTAGATATACCACTTGGTTGGACCACTACAGAACCCATTCCAATAATTGTTCCCAGAGTAAATTCTGCTTCTAATCCTGTTAAAGCAGCTGCATCATTAGGTACTGTTACGCTATCTAATGAAGAAGTAATAGCAAATCCTGAAGGTTGAACTACTACTTCATTAATAAATACAGGAGTACCCATTTCAGAAGTAATAGCTAATCCACTAGGTGAAACATCTTCATTAGGTGCAAATGCTGTTCCTTGAGTGGATGTAATTTCTAATCCATCGAAACCAACAACTTGATCTATAGGATCAATAACTCCTATAGCAGAAGTTATATCTAAACCTGTAATAGTTGGTGTAACATCTACAACTGGAGTAATAGTTCCTTGTAATGAATTAATTAAAAAATTAGAAGTTTCTAAAGAAGAATCTACAACTATTGTAGGATCATCAACATTAAAAGTAGCACTTATCCCTGTTGGTGTGATTGTAACATCAACAACATTAGTAACACTTCCAATGCTAGCTGTAAAAGAAATTCCTGTAGGTGTAACAGTTGCGTCTTTTAATTCGCCCCATTCATTATCACCCCAACCAAGAGCTCCCCATCCTTTAGTGTAAAGAGTAGCATCCCCCCAGTTAGCACGCCCCCAGGTTCTACGTCCCCAACCTTCTGTTACCGTAGGCATAAGGAAGACCTCCTTACGCTAATCTTATGATTGCGTTTGACGAATCGTTGGCAGGAAATTGAATTGTAAAAGTTCCAGCGGTTGCTGTTTTATCAGATCCAAATGCAATTGCACAAATAGCATCTGTAGTACTTGAACTTGCCCCTGTAGTTGTATTATAAATTAATGCACCATTCGCTGTGAATGAAGCAGTTGTCCATGATACATCTGAAAAATCTGTAAATGCAGTTGTAGAAGTTAAACCTACTCCAGTGTTTGTTAATGCTTTTCCACCTGCACTGTAAGCACTTCCTGATGTATTTGTAATTTCTTCAGAAGTAGAATAGTCAGTTGTTGTAGCATTTAAAGTAGCACTACTATCAAAAAGAGCGATCTTAAATGAATCACCACTAGATGAACTAAAATTATGTTTTCCCTGTAATAATTCTTGTTTAAAACTTGAACAAATTGCCGATGTTATTGCCATAATTATCTCCTAATTTAAGGATTCGGAGACTCGATTGGAATACGAATTGTACCATCCGTATAATCATCTCGTCTTCTTCTCCCAATTTGCTCTGCAGCAAATTTCTGAACTACATTATTATACTTTTGTTCATACATTGTCAACATGTCCATTGGACCTTTTAAAAATCCATAAGCTTCTATTAGACAGGCATATAATAAACCATTTGGAAAGTTCTTACTTATATAGGTTCCGCTGGTATTTGTTACCAAACTAGTGGGCATAGCATTAAAATGAACCTGAAATTTATAAGTACTATCAGGAACAGGGGCAAACATATATTTTCCTGAAGTAGTATCAGTTGTCCCTGTTGCTCCTCCAAATTGAGCATAGTATTTAGGATTTCCAGTAGCAGTATTCGCAGCTACATATTCATTTAAAAAAGTTTGATCCTTCTTTTGTAACCATGTATTAGCTCCAGTAATAACTGAAGTTGAGGTATAAACCTGTATTCCACGGGTAAATAAACATCCTGCCGGACAATTTATATATTGTTGTCCTGTGACCAAATTTCCTGATTGTTGTTTTCTATCTGCATCAATTGGAAGATCTCTTAAAAGTCTATATTCAGCGTTTTCTATAAATCTGCCTAGAGTAGCACCACTAAAAACAGTACTATCTACTTCAGTATAACTTCTAATGTCAGCTTCTAATGCTGAAAGTGTATATCCTGCCATTATGCTTTACCACCTTTTTTATTAGAAAGTCTTCCTTTAGGTCCAAGAGACCCTAACAATTTTTCTCTCATAGCGTCTTCAACCTTAGCTCGTCTTCCTCTTTCCTTTGAAGATCCACCTTTAGGTCTTCCTTTTCCATGCCCTCCAAGTAGTCCTAAATTTTTTAAAATATTTTCTTGTTCCTTAGGTCCAGCTCTTTCAATTTTTTCTTCTCTCCATTTTTTTTGCGCCTGTTTCCCTTTAGGAATTTTTGCTTCATAGTCTTGCATCTGTTTCCAGCCTGCTTTTCCACGAGGAGCTTTAATAGTTTGTCCTGATCTACCTCTAAGCCAGACCGCACTGCCTCCACCTTTTTTCAAACCTACACGTCCGCCTTTTAAAAGTGGACTTCTACCTTTTATTGAAATATCTCCCATTATGCTTCTATGGTTACCGGTCCAACGGACACTGGATAACCTCCTCCTTCTACTCCTCCTACTGTAGCTGTATCAGTATTTACAACAAAATAAAACCAGTCAGTTGTAAAATCTGTATCTCTCGCACCAGAAACATATT